GAGCGAAGCGAGCCAATTAAGGGTTTAAGGTTTATGACCGTTTTTAATAAGCGAACGGAGTGAGCGATTTTAACCCCGTAGGGCAAATTTTTTTTGACCAAAAAAAATCCCCACTTATTAGGTGGGGATTAAAAACTACTTGCTAAAATTAAGGGTATTTAAAATTTCAGTTAAACCTAGTTTATCCTGAGTTATTTTATCTATACCCATATTCATGGCAAAATTAACGGCATCATTTACTTTTGCTTTATTACCAAACTGCATATTATTCGTAACTGCATAAAATAATATTTTTGCCAAAATAGTAGGGTTTGAAATTTCAACTAACATAACTACTCTACTTTCTGCGTAACTTCAGTAATGACAGTTTTGGGAATCAATGCCATAATTTTGGCAATCAAACTATCGTCTGTTACTTTGTAAATGCATCGACTGATTAATTTTTGATTCTCTTTTCTCTTTTCAATCAATGGCGCATTTTTTAACTCTTCCCTTCTTTGCATCTCTTTCTTATAAAACTTTGCCTCTTCAAAATTTTCAACTTCTTTAAACCCTGCAATCGCTTTTTGTATCTGGTCATCGGTCAGACGCTTAACCCCGTCTAATTTTTTCTGTCTACTTTCCGATACTGCTACCGAACCCTTGCGAGGTGAAGCAGGTTTCTTCAACTCAAAATTTACAAACAATTTTGTGGTGATTCTACCCCAAGCACTTTCCAACCCAGCGTCATCAACCTTGGGCTTGCTTACTTTATAAGAGGATTGATAGGCAATTCTAATCGCTTCCCACCAATCAAAACTAGGGGAGACGCCTAACATTTCAGCAACAACCGAAACTGCTTGATCGATTTTGGACATACCTAAATCAATGTCGCCCTCTGCTTCGACAACTTTATTAGTTACTTTCTGCATCTTAACCAAATCAACTAACGGCACTTGATTAACCTCAGCCAAATGCAAACTATCGCTAGTCGCTTGAGCCGAGGGATTGACCAAGTTTGCTACCATCTCACCGATGGGATTCTTTTTAGTTACCATGTTTAAATCTCCTAGCGTTTAGGGTTTTAACATTACCTCACTATGAGCAAATGTTATGAAGTAAAAACGCGATTACCCCATTCGTTTAGTATACATTTATTACATTACTTTGTAAGGTTTTACCACACCCAAAAAAAATTTTCCCTCGCTACGCTCGGCGATGTAATGACTCGCTACGCTCGCATAATAAAGGCTTAAAAACTATTGTCGCTCGCTACGCTCGCATCATAACAACAATGTAAAGGCTTAAAAACTATTTAGGCTCGCTACGCTCGCTATATAACAGGGCACACCACCACAACAACGGCTATCTAGGCTACCCCGACCACCCCCACCCCCTAAATAAAGCCGGGCATAACGGACGCACTACATACACAATGATGTGCACACTAGATACCAAATTTTTAAAATAGCCCCCACCCCTTCACTATGTTAGCCCTGACTAACTTAATATTTCATGCAAAACACCCCCCGTCACTTGTTTTGGGTCCCCTACCCCCGTACTATATATTTTGCAAAAAATAAAATTTAATATATACTTGGTAAAACTTAACCCACACAAAGGTTACATGCCAATACAAGTTGAGCCAACCCTCGACAAACCGTTGCCACCAGTTAATACAAAACATGACTTGGGTGAAGACTATCCTGACCGCTTAAAAATAGCGGGCAATACGGCTTATTTACTCAAAGAATTAGGTGCCAGCTTCGAGATGACTGAAGAAGATCATGTTAAGGCAGGTAAGTTATTCGAGGAAATGAATAAAAAGAGTGGTACTCCCGAAGAAGAAATGGACTTGGAGAACCCCTCGGTTGCTTTAGGACTAGCTACTTATATTAATGAGTACGAGAGACAGGTAGTTCAGGATAAAGTGCAAGTTAGGACAATAGTTACTAATAGGTTACTGCAGATGTCCCAGAGCGAAGACCAGAAAATTGCCATAAAAGCGCTGGAATTGCTCGGAAAAGCGTCAGATTTGTTCGTAGAACACTCAGAAATCACCATTACGCATAAGAATAGTAACGAATTGAAGGAAGCAATTAAGGAACGGATACGTACTTTAATGCAAATGAATACAATAGATGTGGCACCAAGAGCGGAAAGACTAGCAAATAGCCTAGATAAGAAGAAAAAAGATGACAATAGCGACAGCCGAAAAATTATCGACGTCTGAGCTAAGCTATCTATATAATAATATAGATAAATTGTCGCCCGCACAGCTAAGAAAGCTGTACGAAGAGCTAGATACTACGGTAGAAACCGTACATAAAGAGAACTGCCAAGACAATTTTATGGATTTTGTTCATAAAGTCTGGCCCAACTTCATTGACGGAGCACATCATGCCAAAATGGCTGCAGCCTTTGAGAAAGTCGCTAAAGGAGAGTGTAAAAGACTTATTATCAACATGCCTCCGAGGCACACTAAGAGTGAATTTGCTAGTTACCTACTACCTGCTTGGTTTTTGGGTAAATTCCCGCAGAAAAAAGTCATCCAAACATCCCATACAGCAGAGCTTGCCGTGGGATTTGGTCGGAAGGTCAGGAACTTGGTGGATGCAGATGTCTATAAATCAATATTCCCAGGAGTTGAGCTCCAATCTGATAGTAAGGCTGCGGGAAGGTGGGCAACTAGCGCCGGTGGAGATTATTTTGCGATTGGTGTTGGCGGGGCTGTTACGGGTAAGGGAGCTGACATACTCATTATTGACGACCCTCACTCCGAACAAGAAGCAGCTTTAGCTGAAGGCAACCCGGAAGTCTACGATAAGACCCATGAGTGGTATACATCAGGTCCACGACAGCGACTCCAACCGGGCGGTTCGATAATAATAGTGATGACAAGGTGGTCTAAGAAGGACTTAACGGGGCAAGTTGTCAAATCAGCTGCGCAGAGAAGTGGGGAAGAGTGGAAGATTATTGAGTTCCCTGCTATTATGCCTTCGGGTTTACCCCTATGGCCTGAGTTCTGGTCATTGGTAGAGTTAGAGGCACTACATAAGGAATTGCCTAACGCCAAGTGGATGGCGCAGTATATGCAGAACCCCACTTCGGATGTGTCGGCTATTATTAAGCGAGAGTGGTGGCAGTGGTGGGAAGATGATGAGCCACCATATTGTGACTTTGTGATTCAGTCGTGGGATACGGCGTTTCTTAAAACTCAGCGGAGTGACTACAGCGCTTGTACGACATGGGGGGTTTTTTATAAACCAGACGACACAGGGCTAAGTCAAGCAAATATTATCCTTTTAAATTCCTTTAAGCGTAGAATGGAGTTTCCAGAACTTAAGCAGAAGGCGTTTGAGGAGTGGAAGGAGTGGGACCCTGACTCTATAATAATAGAGGCGAAAGCATCCGGTGCACCATTAGTAGCAGAAATGCGGGCAATGGGGATACCTGTACAGGAGTTTGTCCCATCTAAAGGTAACGATAAAGTTGCCCGTTTGAACGCAGTTGCTGATATATTTGCAAGTGGAAGGGTGTGGGTTCCACAGACTAGTTGGGCAGAAGAAGTGGTTGAGGAAGTAGCAAGCTTTCCATCAGGCGAACACGATGACTTGGTAGACTCAACAAGTCAGGCGATAATGCGGTTTAGAAAAGGCGGGTTTATTCGGTTAGACTCCGATGAACAGGATGAAATTAGAGAATTTAAATCTCGTAGGCATAAGGGATACTATTAAGGATAATCATGGCAATTGACAAAGCATTATACGCAGCCCCACAGGGAATAGCCGGAATTGATAACGATGCAGAACCTGACCTTGAGATAACTATTGAGGACCCTGAGTCCGTTGAGGTTTCCGCTGACGGCAAACCCATATTAAAAATAGAAGAAGATGACGAGGATGAGGAAGGCTTTGGTGATAACCTAGCTGAGTATATAGATGACAGCGTGCTATCTACTATAGCTAATGAGTTAATTGAGGATTTTGACGATGACTTAGCTTCCCGCAAAGACTGGATACAGACCTACGTTGACGGGCTAGAGTTGCTAGGTATGAAAATTGAGGAAAGAAGTGAGCCGTGGGAAGGCGCCTGCGGCGTGTACCACCCCCTCCTGTCCGAGGCTTTAGTTAAGTTTCAAGCGGAAACCGTGATGGAGACGCTACCGGCGGGCGGTCCGGTAAAAACTGAGATAATCGGGAAAGAGACTCCCGAAAAGATGGACGCTGCACAACGTGTCCAAGATGACATGAACTACCAGATTACCGATGTAATGAAGGAATATCGTGCAGAACACGAGCGTATGTTATGGGGATTAGGTCTTTCCGGTAATGCGTTTAAGAAAGTGTACGAAGACCCACATTTAGGTAGACAAGTGTCAATGTTCTGCCCAGCGGAAGATGTGGTTGTGCCTTACGGGGTTTCAAGCTTGGAGTCTTCCCCACGGGTAACGCACGTAATGCGCAAAACTGAGAACGAGATTAAGCGGCTACAGGTCTCTGGGTTCTATTTAGACTGTGATTTAGGGGACCCAGTTAACTCGTTAGACGAGGTTGAGAAGCGCATAGCTGAGAAGATGGGCTTTCGTGCTACTACAGATGATCGCTATAAGTTACTTGAGATGCACGTGGACCTTGATTTAGAAGGGTTTGAGGACGAAGATGAGGATGGCGAGCCAACAGGCCTCGCTTTACCGTATGTTGTGACTATTGAGAAAGGCACGCAAACGGTATTAAGTATTAGACGAAATTGGAAGGAAGATGATGAACACAAGATTAAACGCAACCATTTTGTCCATTATGGGTATGTTCCGGGCTTTGGTTTCTACTGTTTTGGTCTTATCCATCTTGTTGGTGCTTTTGCCAAGTCTGGTACTTCCCTTATACGTCAATTGGTGGACGCAGGCACATTATCCAACTTGCCGGGTGGCTTTAAAACCCGTGGATTGCGAGTCAAAGGAGATGACACGCCGATAAGCCCCGGAGAGTTCCGTGATGTAGATGTACCAAGTGGAGCGATGCGGGACAACATTATGCCTTTGCCATATAAGGAGCCAAGTCAGGTTCTAATGGCGTTATTAAATCAAATTGTAGAAGATGGGCGTAGATTTGCATCTGCTGCAGACATAAAAGTGTCTGACATGTCGGCTAATTCCCCGGTTGGCACCACTCTAGCTATATTAGAGCGTACTTTAAAGGTAATGTCAGCTGTTCAAGCACGGGTACATTACTCATTAAAACAGGAATTACGCCTCTTAAAAGAGATTATTGCTGAGAATTGCCCTGATGACTACCCGTATGAGCCTCAATTAGGGGACCGCAAGGCTAAGAAATCTGACTATCAGAACTGTGATGTCATACCGGTTAGTGACCCAAATGCAGCAACAATGTCACAAAAGATCGTACAGTATCAGGCAGTTTTGCAATTAGCCCAGCAAGCGCCACAGTTATACAACATGGCACAACTCCATAGACAGATGCTTTCAGTATTAGGTATTAAGAACGCAGAGAAACTAGTTGCACTTGAGGAAGATAAGAAGCCGCAAGACCCTGTGACTGAGAATCAGAACTTAATTATGAGTAAGCCAGTTAAGGCGTTCTTATATCAGGACCATAAATCCCATATAGCCGTACATATGGCAGCGGTGCAAGACCCCAAGATTATGGCGCTCATGCAACAAAACCCACAGGCTGGAGCTATCCAAGCAGCTTTGGCAGCCCATGTTAGTGAGCACTTAGCCTACGAGTACCGCAAACAAATGGAACAACTCATGGGTACAGAGCTTCCACACAGCGAGGAGTATGAGGCAGGTCAGGAAGAAATCCCACGAGATATGGAGGTCCGGATATCTCAGATGGCGGCGCAAGCAGCACAACAACTGCTCCAGCAAAACCAAGGGGAAGCCCAGCAGCAGCAAAATAAGAAAATGCAAGAAGACCCACTTATCCAGCTACAACAAAAAGAGTTGGAGATTAAGAGCGGTGAGTTGCAGCTCAAGCAACAACAGCAGAAGATTGACGCAGCCGCTAAAGCTGACCAGCTTCAGATTGAGCGGGAACGCATAGCTTCACAGAAAGAAATTGCAGGGATGCAAGTAGGTGCAAAAGTCGCTAAAGACAAAGCGGAACTTTCTTCTAAACAAGAAATAGAAGGAGTTCGTATTGGGGCGGAGATAGGCAGAAACAAAGAACAAATGGCCCACCAAGCAAATATGGCTAGGGACAACAGGCAAAACCAACAACCGAAGAAAGGAAATGAATGAATGTACTAGATGTTCTAATACAACAATTAGACGAGAAAGTGCTACAGCTACAAGAAGCTTTAGCAGCAGGTCGGGTGGAAACATTCGAAGAGTACAAAAAAGTGTGTGGTGAGATACGGGGTCTGCTGATCGCACGTGGATATGCATTAGACCTTAAACAAAATATGGAGAACTCGGATGAGTGATTTATCTCAAGCTGTAGATTTATCTTTGCTCTTACAAAAAAAGAACGAAGAAAAGGCAACACAACTGCCTAAACCAACAGGATACCGCATACTCTGCGCAATTCCTGAAGCAGAAAAAGAGTTTGACAATGGTTTAGCCAAGGCTGATGAAACCATGCGATATGAGGAACTTCTTACCACTGTGCTGTTTGTAGTGGACTTAGGCCCGGATTGTTATGTCGATGAAAAAAAGTTCCTTACAGGACCTTGGTGCAAAAAAGGCGATTTTATTCTAGTAAGACCCAACGCAGGGACCAGACTCGTTATTCACAACAAAGAGTTTCGTATCATAAATGATGATTCCGTAGAAGGAGTTGTTGCTGACCCACGTGGAATTAGGAGAAAATAATGGCTGAATTTGACAAAGAAGAATATAAGTTTCCAGACGAGATCGAAGCTAAGGGTAAACCCGAAGACGATGATGGTAGTCTTGATATAAGCATTGAAATTGAAGACGATACCCCCGCACAGGATAGAGGGCAAAAACCCTTACCCAAGGAGTTAGTTGACAAGCTTGAAGTTGATGAGCTAGATAAGTACAGCGGAGAAGCTAAAGAAAAACTAGTTTCTATGAAGAAGGTTTGGCACGATGAGCGTCGTAGAGCTGATCAAGCTGAGCGTGAGCGCCAAGCTGCTTTGGATGCAACTCAAAGACTACTTGATGAGAATCGTCGTTTAAAGACTACACTATCTAATGGGGAAAAAGAGTATATAAGCACCGCACAAAATGCAGCGGAACTTGAGTCTGAAATGGCTAAAAGGGCTTATAAAGAGGCCATAGAGACTGGGGATTCTGACAGAATTACAGACGCCCAAGAAAAAATGACTCAGGCTACTTTAAAGGTTAATTACACAAAAAATTACCGCCCCACTTTACAAGAGCAAGAAAATGAGGTACAAATACCGCAAGTGCAAGAACGCCGTACTACTTCTGATGCCAAAACTCAGGAGTGGACAGAGAAAAACCAGTGGTTTGGTTCCAAAAAAGGTATGACGGCATATGCATTAGGAGTACACGAAGAGCTGGCTGACGAATACGGACAGGACTTTGTAGGAACTAACAGGTATTATGAGCACATTGACAAAACAATGCGCAAGGTGTTTCCGGACTATTTCGATACTATGGAAGCCCCAGAAGAGCAGCAGAATGAGCCACAAAAAGCTCAAAAGAAAGCAAGTACGGTAGTCGCTCCTGCAACCCGAAGCACATCCTCCAAACAGGTGAAGCTTAAATTGTCACAACAGGCAATTGCTAAGAAGCTAGGGTTAACAAATGAGCAGTACGTCCGTGAACTTTTAAAATTGGAGTCTTAAAATGACTGAAAAAAATAGATTGGCCCGTGAGTTAGAAACACGTGAAGTAACAGAGCGTCCTAAGCAGTGGATGCCTCCAGAGCTTCTCCCAGAACCTGACAAACAGGATGGTTTCGCTTATCGGTGGATTCGTGTTTCAACGCTAAATGCAGCTGACCCAAGAAATATCTCAGCCAAACTGAGAGAAGGTTGGGAACCTGTGGGCCTTGAAGAACAACCAAAATATAGACTGTTAGCTAGTGGAGATGGAAGATTTAAAGACAACATCGAAATTGGCGGGTTATTGCTTTGCAAAACTCCAAAAGAGTTTGTTTCTCAACGTAGTGAATACTACGATAAACAGACACGAGCTCAGACGGAAGCTGTAGACAATAATTTAATGCGCCAAAGTGACCCAAGGATGCCGCTCTTTAGAGAGAATAAATCCTCGACTAGCTTTGGTAAAGGTTCTTAACTTTTTAATGGAGATTTAAATGGCAGCTTATCCTACAATATCAGCCGCATATGGATTTAAGCCCGTTAATCTTATCGGTGGTCAAGTGTTTTCTGGTTCGACAAGAAATTTGCCGATTCAGTATAACTATGGCACCGCTATTTATTACGGGGATTTTGTAAAATTAACTAGCGGGTATATTGAAATCTTAGCAAACACTATTTCCAGTAACGTGGCAGTAGGTGTTTTCTTAGGATGTTACTATACCAATCCTACAACTAAACAGCGTCAATATGCGCAATATTATCCCGGTAACGTATTAGCTGGCGATATTACTGCAATTATTTGTGATGACCCAGATACAGTATTTAAAGTTGCTGTAACTACTGGCGCAAGTGCGACTACAATTGGTTCAGCTTCATCAATCATTGTTGGTCAAAACATGGCTGGTAATACACTAACTGGAAGTGCTTCTACTGGAAACTCTAGCGGTGCAGTTGTTGGTTCAACTCCAGCTTCTTCTACTGGTAACTTCCGTGTAATGAATCTAGTTCCTGATACTCAAGTTAGCTCTTCTGCTACATATGTATCCGGTACAGCTACTACTACACTAACTGTTGCTGGTTTAGCTGTTGGTCAAGTTATTCCAATCGGGACAGACGTATACAATGTAATTAATGGTCAGTTGCAATTTACTGGCTCTTCAGTTACAACGGCTGCAACTGTGACTTCAGCTACTTCACAAGCGCTAACTGTAATTGCCTCAACAGCAACTATCAGTACGACTTATCCGCTTGCGTTAGTACAAACCCCAGAGGTACTCGTAAAGATTACTTTTGGTGCCCACCGCTACTATGTAGCTTAATCTAGGAGAATTTAAATGGCTATTTCACGTGCACAACTATTGAAAGAGTTGCTCCCCGGATTGAACGCATTGTTCGGATTAGAGTATGCTCGCTACGGTGAAGAACACAAAGAGATTTATGAAACAGAAACCTCTGAGCGTTCTTTTGAAGAAGAAACAAAACTGTCTGGATTCTCAGCTGCTCCTGTTAAAAACGAAGGTTCTGCCATCGCTTATGACAATGCCTAAGAAGC